ATAATGGCAGCCAATAAAGTCACCGTAAACGAAACTAATAACACAGTTGACATTACAGCACCAGGTCCTCAAGGCGCACAAGGACCTACTGGTCCTACAGGTTCTATCGGTGCAACAGGTCCAACCGGATCTACTGGACCTACAGGTTCTCAAGGAATTCAAGGAGTAACAGGTCCAACTGGAGCTCAAGGTATCCAAGGCGTTACAGGGCCAACTGGACCTCAAGGTGTAACCGGTCCAACTGGCCCGCAAGGAGTTACCGGACCAACCGGTCCTACAGGAGCTCAAGGCATTCAAGGCGAAACTGGACCGACAGGACCGCAAGGAATTCAAGGTCCTACAGGACCTACGGGACCGCAAGGAATACAAGGCGAAACTGGTCCAACTGGACCGACCGGATCACAAGGAATTCAAGGTGTCACTGGTCCAACGGGACCGCAGGGAATTCAAGGTCCTACAGGACCCACTGGTGCAACTGGAGCCGCTTCGACAGTAACAGGTCCTACAGGATCTACCGGTCCACAAGGAATTCAAGGCGTTCAAGGTATTCAAGGAATTGAAGGACCAACTGGTCCGTTAGGTCCAACTGGATCGACAGGTCCAACTGGAGCAGCTTCCACCGTGACAGGACCAACCGGCGCGTCAGGACCAACAGGTCCGCAAGGTGTTTCTGGTCCTACAGGACCTACAGGATCTGCTGGAACAGATGGCGATCGCTATCACACTACATCTACAACTTCTTTAACTATTGCTCCAAACGGTCAAATAACTCTTACTACAGTTGATCTTTATCTTGATTACTCAACAGCTCAAAGTGTAATTATTGCGTACGATATAAATAATCATATGCATGGTGAAGTTGTTTCGTATAATCCAGCAACTGGAAGTCTTGTAGTTGATCTTAAAAGCAAAACAGGATCAGGCACATATGCTTCTTGGGAAATAAATCTTGCTGGCGCAGTGGGTATTCAAGGCGCAACTGGAGCAACAGGTCCAACTGGTGCAACAGGAATTCAAGGATCAACAGGTCCAACTGGAGCAATCGGTGCAACTGGTCCTACTGGTTCAACTGGTTTAACTGGAGATACTGGACCTACAGGTGCACAAGGCATTCAAGGAATCCAAGGTGTGCAAGGAATTCAAGGCGTAACAGGTCCGACAGGTCCGCAAGGACAAACTGGACCGACAGGTGCTCAGGGAATTCAAGGAGAAGTTGGTTCAACTGGACCAACTGGTCCCCAAGGAATCCAAGGATCAACTGGGCCAACAGGTCCGCAGGGAAACCAAGGTGTCCAAGGAGTAACTGGACCAACAGGACCTCAAGGAATTGAAGGCGTGACTGGTCCCACCGGTCCTCAGGGCATTCAAGGAATTCAAGGAGTCACCGGTCCGACCGGTCCACAAGGAATAGAAGGTCCGACAGGACCGACCGGAGCAACTGGCGCAGCATCAACGGTTACTGGACCAACTGGCTCAACAGGACCAACCGGATCAACAGGTCCAACAGGTGCGACAGATCCAATTGTAAATTACATAAGCGGTGGGGCAAATGCTTCTGGAATTACAGGAGATGTTATTTATAATTCGGGATTATCAAATGCAAATAGTTGGACGTACACCATCGACGCCGGTGGATCAACTACAACCTTCTAACAAAGAGAGAAAGAAGCCACTATGACAGCAAGACTCCAAAACCGCCGAGACACGGCAGCAAACTGGACAGCAAATAATCCAACACTTGCTCAGGGTGAACTTGGTCTTGAAACAGATACCGCTAAGTTTAAGATGGGTGATGGCACTACTGCCTGGAATTCACTTGCATATGCCTATGCAGCTGGAGCAACAGGTCCAACCGGTCCTACCGGTCCAACTGGCGCAGCTTCCACTGTTACCGGTCCGACTGGTGCGGAAGGTGCAACAGGTCCAACTGGCGCAGCTTCAACAGTAACAGGTCCAACCGGTCCTACCGGTCCAACTGGTTCCGCATCCACGGTTACCGGTCCTACCGGTCCAACTGGCGCAACAGGCCCAACTGGTGCCACAGGCCCTGGCCTTTTGGTTGGTTTCAGCCCACAAACAGGCAACTACACTCTTGCAATCGGAGATCTTAATGAACTGGTCACAGTTAATGCGGCCGCTACCGTTACAGTTCCACCTTCAGTGTTTGCTGCCAATGACCAAATCCACGTTCAACAAATCGCCGCTGGCCAGATTACTTTTGCGCAAGGCGCAGGTGTTACGATTACATCAACTGGTGCAACTGCATCTGCTCCTAAAACAAGGGCACAATATTCAGCTTGTACTGTGATTTGTACAGCTTCAAACACATTTACTATCGTAGGAGATATTGCATAACATGCCTATTATCGGGATTATTGCTAGTCAAAACTATCCTAGAGTCTTAAATGTTGACTACTTAGTTGTAGCTGGCGGCGGCGCTGGTTCTTATGCTACACAAGGCGGTGGTTCAGGCGGCGGTGGTGCTGGTGGTTTGCGTTCAACCGTTACTGCAAGTGGTGGAACTCCAGGAACAGTAGAAACAGCTGTTAATTTGGCTAATGCTTCTTCTTATATTGTTACAGTTGGTGCTGGTGGTAGCGCAGTTACTGGTTCATTCCCTACAAGTGGCACTAACTCATCAATTAGTGGAGTTGGTATCACTACAATTACATCAATAGGTGGCGGTGCTTCAGCTATTGCTGGAACTGTAAATGCAGTATCAGGCGGTTCTGGTGGCGGCGGTGCTTATCAGAGCAGTGGTGGTAGCGGAACTCCCAATCAAGGTTTTGGTGGCGGTAATGGTTCACCTTCGGGCAGTCCATTCCCTGGCGCTGGCGGCGGTGGTGCTGGTGGAACAGGTACCAATGGCGCAGGAAGCACAGGAGGCAGTGGCGGTAACGGAGTTGCAACACTTATTTCAGGCCCATCTGCAACTTATGCAGGTGGCGGTGGTGGCGGTTGGCGTTCTGGCGGTTCTGGTGGAACTGGCGGTAGTGGTGGTGGTGGTAATGGTGGAGAAGCTTCTGGCAATCCTGGTGGCACAAATACCGGTGGTGGTGGTGGTGGGGCTGCTGATTCTAATGGCGGCGGTAATGGTGGTTCAGGTGTTGTTGTGGTGCGTTATGCAGGTACAACCCAAAAAGCTTATGGGGGAAGTGTAACTACATATGGCGGAAATACAATCCATACATTTACTCAATCAGGCATTTTTTATACAAACAATATTGGAAGTCCAAAGGCAACTGGTGGTGATATTTCAACCGACGGTGTTTATTGGATTCACACATTTAGATTGTCAGGTTCATTTATTCCTAATCAGACAGTTGCTTCAGAAGTATTATGCGTTGCCGGTGGTGGCGGTTGTAATGCTGCTTCTGGTGCTTCTGGTGGATCAGGTGGCGGTGGCCTTCTTGATGGTTCAAAAACTTTTACAGCAAGAACTTACACCGTAGTTGTAGGCGCAGGTGGTACAGGTTCAACTGCTACAAATACTGACAATTACACTCGTGGTATTGATTCAAGTATTGCGGGTTCAGACATTACTACTATTGTTGCTAACGGTGGCGGAGTTGGTTCGCGCAATGGCGTAACTGGCCTAAACGGTGGTTCAGGTGGCGGTGCTGGTGGGTATGTAAACAATGGTTCTAACCGACCAAATACAGCCGCCACGCAAGGAAATGTAAGCGGATTAACTGGCTATGGTTTTACTGGTGGTTCCGCTTCTCCCTCAGACGTTGGTGCCTATGGTGGTTCGGGCGGTGGTGGAGCAGGTGGTCTTGGTCAAAACTGCACAAACAGTGTTGGTGGAAACGGTGGCATCGGCTATCTCTCTTCTATTAGTGGTTCTTCTACTTATTATGCTGGCGGCGGTGCAGGCGGTTTTGAAAATGCCAATACTGTTGGCGCTATTGGTGGTGCTGGTGGTGGAGGCAATGGAGCAACCAATTTAACTAGTGCACAACGTGGCGCACCAAATACTGGTGGTGGCGCAGGCGGTTCGTGTGGTACTTTCACATCGCCAAATGTTTCTGGTGGTTCAGGCATAGTAATAATCAGGTATCCAATCTAACAAGGGGGCAACATGAAAGACAACGTTACAAAGATCAAAGAAACCAAAACAACACAGTGTTTTAGCTATGAAGTTACAATGTTGGTGCACATAATCGCAGACGACGAAAAAGATGCTAGAGCACAACTTGACGAAAAAGGCGGGATAGTCACAAAGCGAGAAGTTAAGTTATTAAACAGCGCCGTTCTTTATGGCGAAAAGGAGAAAAACTAATGGGTCACTACGCAAAAGTTGAAGAAGGAATCGTTACGCAAGTAATTGTGGCTGATGGTCCTGATTGGTGCGAGCAAAACCTTGGTGGTGAATGGGTGCAAACCTCTTATAACACTTTCGGTGGCGTACACTCAGGTGGCAAGTTTCCAATCCACAAGAACTATGCTGGGATTGGTTACACATTTGATGGAATAGGTTTCGCAGCGCCACAACCATTTGCTTCTTGGACAAAGAACGCAGAAACGTACCTTTGGGAAGCCCCAACCGCGATGCCAACAGAGGGCGGTCCCTACAAGTGGGACGAAGACACACTTTCTTGGATTGAATTAGACTAATACACAAGGTCGGGGGACCAATGAAGATCGCAGTTTACACAATCGCACTCAACGAACAAGCCTTTGTCGAACGCTGGTACAAAAGTGCAAAAGAGGCCGATTATCTTCTTATTGCCGATACAGGATCAACTGACCTAACAGTTAAATATGCCAAAAATCTAGGCATAAACGTGATCCAAATAGGTATTAAGCCGTGGCGTTTTGACGATGCAAGAAATGCAGCTTTAGCAGCTCTTCCTCTTGACATAGATTACTGCATAGCTTTAGATATGGATGAAGAACTTCAAGTTGGCTGGCGCAAAGAACTAGAATCTTTAGAATCCAGAATTACTAGACCAAGATACAAATACACTTGGTCATGGAATCCAGATGGATCACCTGGTTTAACTTATGGCGGAGATAAGATCCATTCTAGAAAAAACTACAGATGGAAACATCCTGTACATGAAGTTTTAACTTGCACGACTAATGAAGTGCAAGAATGGACAAAGTTAGAAATACATCATCATCCAGATGATACTAAATCTAGAGGTCAATACTTTGAGTTACTCGCTCAGTCTGTAATAGAAGATCCATCAGATGATCGAAATTGTTTTTATAACGCTCGAGAACTATTCTTTCACAATAAGTGGACAGAAGCAATTAAAGAGTTCAAGCGTCATTTAAGTCTTCCTAAAGCTCAGTGGAAACCTGAGCGAGCAGCATCAATGAGATACCTGGCTAAAATGGAAGAGTTTGAAAGAGAATCTTGGTTACTAAAAGCAATTGCAGAATCTCCTAATAGTCGAGAACCTAGAGTTGATCTTGCTCAGCATTACTACTCAAAAAGCATGTGGCTAGATTGTTACGCAAATGCTCATGCCGCTCTACGAATTGTAGAACAACCGCTTGAGTATCTTGTAGAATCAGATGCTTGGGGATATTTGCCTCATGATCTTGTAGCGATCGCATGTTACAATATGGACAAATTAGACGAAGCAATAGAACATGGCAAGAAAGCTGTCGAACTAGCACCTTGGATTGATAGACTTAAAGAAAATCTAACTTTTTATAAAGAAGTACCCACCATGAAAGGCAACTAAATGAGTCTATCGAATAGACTGCGTAAATCAGGAGAAAAAAGATACAACAATCAGTATCTTGAACCTTTTTTACCTGGTCGTAATTTATATGCAACTCCAGCCGGTGTAGAAGTAAACTCTGATAGTGCAATTCGTATGTCAACTGTTTATGCTTGCGTAAGACTACTAGGTGACACTATTAGTTCTTTGCCACTTTCCGCTTATGTCCGTCGTGGACGTTCTAGAATAAATTACGCATCAGTTTACGGTGAAATGCCTGCATGGATTAACAAACCAAATCCTGATTCAACTCGTTTAGAGTTTTATGAGCAAGTAATTTCTTCTCTAAACCTTCATGGTAATGCATTCATTTTAACCGTACGTGACGAAATTGGCGACGTTCAAGAGCTTTATTGCATAAACCCACTGCAGGTTCGTATTCGTCGTCCTGATCCAATGGGTGAAATTGAATACATAGTTACTATAGGACAAAATGCTCAAGATCCTGTAAATCAATTTTATGATAATGCACAGCCATTTGACCCATCTTCAGTTAAAACTATGGTTCTAACAAAAAATGAAATCTTGCATATACCTATGTTTAGACTACCTGGACAACTACTTGGACTTGGTCCTATTGCAGCAGCTCGCATTACTTTAGGTTCTGCTATGGCCGCGGAAGTTTATGCAGCAAGTTATTTTGGAAATGCAGCAAATCCTGGTGGAGTTATTGAATCTCCAGGTGAAATGACTGAAGAACAAGCTGCTGATATTGCTCGTAACTGGAATATGTCGCACACAGGACCTTATCGTGCGGGAAAACTTGGCATTTTAACTAGCGGTGCAACATTTAAGCCACTTACTCTAAATGCTGCAGATGCACAACTTCTAGAAGTACGTCGATTTGGTGTAGAAGAAATTGCTAGACTATTCCGTGTACCTGTATCTTTACTTGGTCACCCTGTTGCAGGAGCAATGTCATTTGCATCTGTTGAAGCTCAGAACTTATCATTTGTCCAACACTCTTTAAGACCTTTACTTGAAAGACTAGAACAAGCACTATCACCATTGCTTCCTGAGTCAGATGGATTTATTAAGTTTAATCTAGACGCTTTGCTACGTGGAACAACATTAGAACGCTATGATGCCTATACAAAAGGTCTGCGTGAAGGTTTCTTAAGTCTAAATGATGTCCGTTATGTAGAAGATCTTGCACCTCTTGGAGAGTCTGGAGATCAATACCGTGTTCCGTTACAAAATATTGATGCAGCAGATGCAAAAGATGTTGGCTTAAACCTACGCGCCGATATTGCAGCCAAGTTAATTCAAGTAGGTTTTGATCCAAAATCAGTAATTGATGCTGTTGGTTTACCTGAAATGAATCACACAGGTTTGCCTTCAAATCAATTGCAACCAATTTCAACAATAGATCCAATAGATCCTAAAGCAGCATACGAGGTGGAGTAGTGTTGAATGAAGAGAAAGACTCAAGGAGCAAAATGAAAAAAATCGAACGACGCACATATACTGTGCAAG